TCCTCCATCACAGAATAAAAAGCTGCCGCACAGCGTCATGTCTATGCGGCAGCGGGGTTATGGGGATCACGGGGTGAAGCTGGGCGTATACACGCTCGTCAGGAAGGTTTCACCCTTCTCAGCCGTGAAGCCATTCTCGCCCTCGTCGGCGACCGCCTGGTAGCGACCGTCATTGGTACGCTTAATGGCAGTCCATTCCACATCACCGGTCTGTCGGGTGATCGTGGTGCCTTCCTTGGTGGCGTAGTTCTCGGTCAGGGGCTTCGCCCGCACCTTGTACAGCCACACATAGCGGAACTTGCCGTTGGACTTCTCACTCTTGAAGCCGACCGCGAAATACGGAGGCTTGTCGGAAGCCGAACGGATCAGGACGCCATTGTCGTCGATCTCGTTGCCGAAGATCTTTTCCTGAATGGCAAGAGGGATATCCGCCATCCGGGTGGTGAAAGTCAGCTCCGGATCAGGATACAGGACGTCGAATTCGATATCATCCGCATACTGAATATCCGGATCGGAGTTCTCCGGGGTGATGGTCGCTTCGATCGCGCCAGCCACCAGCTGGAGATCTCCATAGGTCAGGGTTTCCTCGGTGTCGACCGTCAGAGGGGCGATCACCATGTTCTTCAGGCCGACCGTGGAAGAAACGGTCGGAGAAGCGGCAGGAGTATTAGCCATAGTCGTTTACCTCCATGTTTATTTGTTCTTCAGCTCGTCTCGCAGGACGCGCTTCATTTCGTTGTAGGCCTCATCAGCCCGGGTATCAAAGGCAGGCCGGACAAAGGGGTGCGCGGGAGCCGGAGCAGGGCCGCCGTGCCCAAACTCCACAGGATTGGCGTAGTAAGCGCCGTTCTCGGAGTGGTGGACACCGATGGTGATCTGCTTTCCGCTGCCGCGCCGTTTTTTGACCTTGCCGGTGTGAATGGAAGAGTGAAGGGCATCTGTGATGATCTTCGGGTCCGTGCTGGCGTTATGCAGCATCTGCTGTTCAATAGGGACAGCACCGGCCTTCAGGGCTCGGTTCACACCGGGACCCTGATCCAGCGCATAAGCCATGTTCACCAGATCATCCTTAAGATCGTCAAAGCCTCGCAGCTCAATTGCCATAGTCCACATCCTCCCTCCAGCACCATGTCCACTGAACCGTGTACTGCCGGGTAGCTGTGTCATACGCAGGCTGGTTATAGCCCTTGTCGGATTCCTCCACCATGAAGAATCCATTAGCGTACATAGCCGCCCGGATCGTATCCGCCATGTCGGTCGGATCAATATCACTCCACAGGTTCAGATACACATAGGTTCTGATGGATGAAACGTGATCATCCTGATGGGATGCTTCCGTAGTGGTGGTGGAATAAACGCAGTACTGCACGGGCGGATTCTGGTTGGGCGAAGTGGCCCGCCAGACGCCTGCGTAAACCGGAATTCCGATATCCTTGAGCGCCTGCTGTACCTGTCTCATCCGCTCACCCCCTTGGCAATGGAAGCCTTCAGACCCAGATAGGTGCGTTTGAAGCTGTACTCGCCCAGAGTGGAGATGTTCCATTTCTCTCCCTGAAAGCGCACCCACATCCCGGGCTTGATGTCTTCCCGGTACCGGATGGTGAAGTTGATGACGGCCTCAGTGTTCATGACGTCGGCGCTGCGATAGTGCTGGTTTCCTGCATCCGTCACAGCAGCCCAGACCCTGCAGACCACAACATCTGTCGGTTCAGGATAGCCGTTTTCGTTGATCTGGTTCTTGGTGTACCCGATTTCAATCTTGTGTCGGAGATCCCCTGGATGCGGGTCACTTTCGAAGTTTTTATAACCACGCAAACAGCATCACCTCCGTCAGAACATTTTTTCGGGATCACGGTACCGATACAGCAGATTGTCAAACGCCATCCGCGTCGCTTTGTAAGTGGTCATATCCGGGATATCCCGGTTCTCATAGTAGAAGCTGGCCATGAGAATCACAGCCAACCGCACAGGCTCAGGAGCATCGGGAATGTTACCTTCCTCGTCAGGTTCCTCAAAGGATACCCGGCAGTAATCCTCTGCTTCAGCCTGAGCCTGTTTGATTAGACTTTCGATGTAGTCGTTCTCCTCATCATGCTCGATTCGCAGGTGGGTTTTGACTTCATCAACGGTGACGATCATCAGGTACCACCGCCCTCAGTTCCTTCGGCGGGCGTTTCAGGGTCGGTAGTCTCAGGATCAGTGGGTTCAGGCTCCGTCGTTGCAGGCGCGGTCGCGGACAGCACTTCGGCAGTACGAAGGGCAGCCAGAAGGCCGTTGAAGTCAGTCTTCAGGGTCGCTACGGTGGTTGCCTCACTGTCAGCCACATAAGGAGCGGTGCCGGATGCGGCAGCCCCGCTCGTGCTGCCGGGAAAGTTCTCGACCTCCGCACCATCCAGAAAGGTCAGCTTGCCGCCGATCACCAGCTGTTCGCCGCCATGGGCAAAGTAGTTCTTGGTGTTATAGGTGTTCGCCATAACTCATTCCTCCTCAGGAAAGGGAGCCGCCCTCTCGAACGGCTCCCTATGTCGTTGGGTTATCAGGCCTTCACAGCCAGGCACTTCATGGCCTCTGCCAGCACCAGACGGCCATCCACACGCTGAGTAGCACGGAAGCCGACCTGACCGGTGACGGCGAAGAGCTCATTCAGGCGCTGGAAGGAACGGCCCTGACGGTCAGCGATCCAGTAGGACTTGAAGTCACCGAACAGGATCACCTTGTTTCCGGCGGAGATCTCCGGCATGAAGGGAGAAGTCACCAGGCGATAGTTCAGCAGGGTGTCCGGCTGACCTTCCTTGATGCCCGGCTGCCAGAGGTACTGGCCCTGGCCGTCCTTCAGCTTCCGGATGGCCTTCAGGGTGCTGTCGTTCAGCAGGAAGACCGCCTTCTTGCGGTATACGCTCTTGATGGAATGCACCAGGTCAAAGAGCTCGTCCGCAGCGATGGTGGTTCCGGCAGTGGTGACGCCAGTGCCCGCGCCGTTGGTGGCATGCAGCAGGCCAGTGGGCTTTCCGGTGCCATTGCCGGTGATGAAGGCTTCCTCTTCGGCGGCACCGATCCGGCGGGCGAACTCAGCGGCGATGTAGCTTTCAATATTGAAAACACTGTCCTGCAGGAGTTCGTCGGACACCTTGATCATGGTGGCCACCTTGTGAGCGCCGATGGAGATCTGACCGAAAGCATCGTCGCTCTCGGGGATCGTGCCTTCCTCATCCACCCAGGAGGCGGTACCGTGGGAAGCCACGATCGGGATCTTCCGGTCACCGGAGCTGGTCTGGATGACGGTGCACAGGGAACGGAGAACGTTCTCCTCCTCAAGGCCCTGCACCAGGGTGCGCTCGTACTCATCCGGCACGAGATAACCGCCCTCAGAATCAGTGCCGACCTGGAGGGCATTCATGACGGCAGGGCTGGCAGAGCGGTTCCGGATCATACCCCAGAAAGCGGACTTGTACTCATCGGAAGCACGGCCCTGCTTCTGGGCAGAGGGAGCAGCGGGACGGGAAACCAGCGGAGAGGCGGTGGGCTGATCCATCTCACGATCGATCGCGGCCTGACGCTCCATCCGTTCGATTTCCTTGCCGAGGGCGACCACGTCCGCTTCCATCTTCTCGTAAGTCGCGTTATCCTCGGCGGATACCATGCCATCCTCACCACGATGGCTGTCCAGGAAAGCCTTAGTCTCATTCCACAGGTTGGCACGCTTTTCGCGCAGAGCAAGAATCTTGTTCATAGTGATATCCTCCTTCATCATTTCAAAAGCGACAGCCTTTTTTCCAGGTCTGCCGCTTTCACTCGGTTGTCAGGGGTAACAGTTTCGGGTTCCGTGGGTTCCTCGGGGGTGGGTTCCGGATCGGGCGGATGCTCCGGTTCTTCCGGTACCGCATTCTGCGGTTTCGGCATGGAAGCGATCACCCGGTTCATGAGGCAGGCAGCAGCGGATTTCCGCTCAAAAGAAAAACCCACCATATCTTCAGGCAGGTCTTCAGCGCCAGTGTACAGGACTTCATCGCAGAAGCCCATCTCCTTTGCCTTGAGAGCATTCATCCAAGTTTCGCTGTCCATGAGATGGGAAATCTTCGCCCGGCTCAGCCCGGTCTTGATCTGGTAAGCATTGATAATGCTTTCCTTTACCTCGTCCAGCAGCTGGATGGCTTTCCGCATCTCTTCCGTATCGCCCATGGCCATCGTGAAGGGATTGTGGATCATCATCAGACTGGTGGGACTCATGGTCACCCGGGTTCCGGCCATGGCGATGACGGAAGCGGCAGAAGCTGCCATGCCGTCGATTTGAATGGTGACGTCGCCGGGATAGTCCATGAGCATGGTGTAGATCTGGCTGGCCGCAATGCAGTCGCCGCCGGGAGAGTTCAGGTGAATGGTAATGGGACCGTTCCCGGAGAAAAGCTCCTCCTTGAACATGGCGGGTGTAATATCGTCGGCAAACCAGGATTCTTCGGCGATCACACCCTCCAGATACAGGGTACGGGATTCATCCTCATTGCGGACCCAGTTCCAAAAGTGTCGCATCAGGGGTACCTCCTTCTTTCGGGATTGGATTGGGTTTGGGTGGTTGGCTCCGCATCATCCGTTGCCTGCTTCATGGCAGTCGTGATGGGGATCATGTTTCCGTTGACCAGATAAGCGTCGCCGCCTTCTTCCGTCGGAATGGGGTTCTGGTTTTCCAGCGCCCGGATATCATTGGCGGACATCCAACCGTTCTGCCTCGCAATGGCGTAGCCTTCCATCCGGGATTTGTAATCACCGCGCATCAGGCCGTCGATGTTGAACTGCACATAAAAGCGCCCCTTCTCCTGATCGGTAAAAAGGGCGCGGTTCATTGACTGTTCAATTCTGACAAGCCAGGGCCGGATGGTATGCACAGCAAAGTCGATGGACTGGTGTTCGATATTGGAGAAGGTAGCATGCTCCAGATTGCCCACGAGATGAGGCGGCACCCTGAAGATCCGACAAATCTCATCCACCTGAAATTTGCGGGTTTCCAGGAACTGCGCTTCATTGTTCGGGATGGCAATCGGCTCAAACTTCATGCCTTCTTCCAGTATGGCCACACGGTTGGAATTGGAAGATCCGCCATAGGCGCTGTTCCAGCTTTCCCGGAG